TTCATCCCGCAATCCTGACACCTAATCACATGAGCACCCCCGCAAACACCCCCGCCCCGCTTGTCAAAACCTCAGTCGCCGCCGCAAAAGGTTTTGAGCTATACGCCGCCCGCCATGGCGACGCCGCCGCCCGCCTTTGCTGCTACGGCCGGCTTTCTCACATGGGCTTTCTATACTTCGCCGGCGACGTCGCGCGCCTTGAAAAAGACCTTGCCGACAAACCCTGGTAATCTCCGCGCTTAACCCCCTACCCTTCCCCTTCCCCATGCAAAACCTAAAAGACGCATTGACCGCCGCCGCGATTGTCGCGCTGGCCTGGATTGTCGCCGTGGCTTTCCTCTCTCTCTAATTTCCCCCACAACATGAACAACCAAACCGAAAACATGGAAAACCAAACCCCCGCAACGGAAAGCACCCCCGGCAACCCCGGCGCGCTTTCGTTCACCGTCCCCGCCGTCACCCTACGCGCCGCCCTTAAAGCATGCGCGCCGGCTATGTCGGAAGATCCAAACCGTTACATTCTAAACGGTCTTTATTTCGAGCTCAGCCCCGCCCAGGGCGCGCTTGCAAGTCATTCTGTCCTTTCTATTGTCGGGTGTGACGGGCGGCGCTTACATGTCGCGCAAATCCCCGTTTATGACTTCCCCGCCCCGCGCCGCGAAGTTTCCTTAATTCTCCCCGCTAAGCACGTTAAGACGCTCATAAAGGATTGTCTCCCCGCTAAGGTTAAAACGGGGGAAGCTTTTATTGACGTCACGCGCCGCGCCGCCGCGATTGTGAACCCTGCCCCCGTTCAATGGATCCGCGTGAGCACGTCCGCCGGCGAGATGAGCGCCCCGGAACAAGGGGGAAATTATCCTAACTTCCGTCAGGTCATCCCCCGCCCCACAATCGCGGACAATGCCTTAATGATTACCGCCGGAGATCTCTTAGACGTCACGGAGAATGAGAAGGGACTGAGGGAAAGCTTTAAGACCCGTTGCTTGCGCGCCGCGTGCCAATCGGTAAATGATCAGCGCCTGCCTTATTCTGAGGCACAAGTCAAATCCATGATTGCAAAGGACGTTAATCGGATGATTAAAACCGTTACTTCGCGCGGCGCGTCCGCTTATTTCGGGAAAGAGGACGCGGGGCGCTGCTATCCCCTCCCCCTTTCGATAGGCCCAACCCCCTTGTTTAAGATTACCGAAACGGGGCTTGTCATGATAAACGGGGAGGACAAATTGGAATTGTCACAAGGTGTTTCCCCCGTTGCTTTCGACCGTCCGCCAAATCCGGCGCGCGTGTCCTTTAATCCTGCCTACCTCATGGATCTTTCGGACGCGCTCAGCGCTTTTGACGCGGTTCCAGGTTCCGCTTATGGCCCGTTGCAAGCGCATGATGCCTTGGCAAGCTTTTGCCTTAAATCGGAAGCCCCCATTGACTCAGGTAAGGCGTTCAGCTTTTACGCGGTCATTATGCCTCAGCGCATGATGCGCTAAACGTCCGGCAGCGCGACGCGACGGGGGCAAGGGGTCAAACCTTTGCCCCCTTTTGTTTGGGGTAGGTAGGTAGGTAGGTAGGTAGGTAGGGGAAAGGTAGGGGGTAGGTAGGTAGGTAGGCGCATGCGCCCGCATGAGCTCCCCGCCGCCGCCCCGCCTGAGCTGCCGGACGCCAGCGACGTGATCCGCCCAGGCCGACGCGACGCGCCCCCGCGACGAAAGGCAAGCGGGGCAAAGGCAACCCCCTCCGCCCAGCGTCTCCCCTCCGACGTCCGTCCGCCCTACCCCCGCCCTACCCCCTCAGAAATAATTAATTTACTATTGCCCTACCCCCTCCGCCCCCTTTGTCTGATCTCGCCATGAATAACCCAAACCAACCCCCCGCCGTCATTCACCTCCGCGCCTTTATCGCTTATTGCGAAGGGCAAGCGCCGTCCGCCTATCCCTTCGCGCTCATGCCCTACGCCGACGCAATCGCGGCGGGGATCCCCTTCTCCGTCACCTTCTCCCATGAAGGAAACGATTGGGCGGTCTTCGTCGCGGGGGATTGCTCCCCGCACGACACCCTAGCGCTCGAACAAGCGGGCGTTCTAGATGCCTAACACTCAGCCCCTCCTACCCATGACAAACGAACAAGAAAACGATCAGGCAATTGCCGCCGCCCTTCGCGGCGTTCAACGCGAAATCCAAGAGTATCAGGCCGCGCTTGCCGTCATTCCATGCAACACCCTCCCCGCCGATTACGACGCGGTTTTCGTGGCTGAGTGGACTGACACCCTAAGCGCTCATGCCACAGGATCCCGCGCCGCCGCCTTCCTCGGATCCTTTTGGGAGTCTCACCATATGCTTGCCGATCATATGCCATATGAGCGCGCTATCCGCGTTTGGTTTGATTGGGCGCATGATTGCGTTGAAAGCGAAATTGAGGACTACCGCGAACCTGACTCCGGACAGTAAATCCCCCTAAGCCCCCTACCCCTGCCCCCGCCGTCCGTCATGGATTGCGGGGGCTTTGCTTTGCTCAGGTGAGAGGATTGGGCAGGGATGAGGGGAAGGGAAGGGGGTTGAACCCGTAAGGACACCCTACCCGCTTGCCCAATAGGGGAGGATCCCCGCCTGCCCCTGCCCCCTACCTACCCCCGAAAGCGGGGGTTTTAGGGGGTTAAACCCCAAGGGGGGGAGGGGGTAGCTCCCCGGTGATCGCCCGAAACCCTAGCGGGTTCCCCCCTATGCACTTTTTCTGCAATAAGCCCTGCTACTGTGCAGTATTAGGGAAACTAATAGGTGCAGGGAGTCCGCAAGGTGCGCTTGACAGGGTTAGGTTTCCCCCCTCTCTTGACTCTCCCCCACACCCCCCTCAGTCCCCCTGCTCGGGGGATGGGGTTCAGAGGCCGTGAGGCCGGAGAAGCCCAGGGGGTGACGAACAGTGAACGCAGTGAACGCACACTTATAGTTGAGATGGTTAAGGGAAGGTGTAGGTTTAAGGCATGAACCGAGAAGAGTGCGTGAGTGAGAGCAGTTTACCTGATGCGTTGGGTATTGCGCGCAAGGAATTGGTAGCGTTCCGTAAGGAGTGCTTTGAGGGGCTGGACTGGGTGTACGAGCCGAGCCGGAGGGTGAAGAGCACCTGGAAGGTCTTGTGGACGCCGATTGGGATGATGAAGATCAAGGCTAGGTTTAACTTAGCGGAGGAGGAGGTGAAGGAGGTCGAGGAGCAGATCAGCGTCGCGGCGCAGGAGTGGGAGGGTGTGGTGACGGGCAGGGTGAGGAACCCGAGGATCATCCTGTGCCGGGTGGGGAAGGAGGACGCTAAGGTGATGGTGAAGGACAGCAGCAAGTTCGTGGTGGGGATGAAGGTGCCTCTGCGGAAGGACGCCGGGAGGTGGGTGGCTAAGCGTCACCCGAGGTTCGGAGGGAAGTGGTGATGGCGAAGAAGAAGCCCAAGAAGGCCAAGGGTAAGCCGGTGAAGCCGAAGGCTAAGGCTAAGCGCCGGAAGAAGGATGCCTTGGATGTAGCGGTGTTCAGGACGGACGATCTGTTCAAGGGGCGTAAGGCTGGGTCGTTCTCCTTGAGCGAGGAGAGCTCAGATGAGCAGATGCAGGGCTTTCTGGCTGAGTTCTCGGAGAGGGCGCCGGGTTATGTGGAGCAAGGTGCTTTCATCGTCCAGGGGAAGGATGGCCGCTGGAAGGTCGTGGTGTTCGGCGGGACGGACTTCGAGGACGTGATGGGGAAGGTTCTGAGGGTGGGGATACTGGGATTGGCTCAGGGAACTGAAGACTGAGGATTAGTTTGACTTATCCTTGCCATAAGGGAAACTAATGCACGATATGAATAACAAGAAGCACGAAGCCGCCGAGTCCAAGGGTAAGCCTGCCGGCAAGGGCAAGGATTTGATCAAGGGTGATTACAACAAGATGGAAGCCCTGATGCGCGGGAAGCCGTCTGCGGCTAAGAAGGTGAACTATAAGGGTCGCTGAGATGGCTGACTACAAGGGCAGGAAGGTCAGCCTGAACAAGCCGTTCAGGACGCCGGGTGGCCCGAAGAAGTCCGCCGTGTACGTCAAGGACGGCGGGAAGACTAAGATCGTGCGCTTCGGTGATCCGAACATGACGATCAAGAAGAACAACCCCGCGAGGCGGAAATCTTTCAGAGCGCGGCATAAGTGCGCGACTCCCGGCCCGAAGACTAAGGCGAGATACTGGAGCTGCAAAGCCTGGTGAACCTCACTCCGCATCCAGTCATCCGGTTGCCGAGCACCGAGGAGCTCAAGGCTCTGAAGGATCAGCTCGGGGCGGAGAAGCTCGCGGAGATACTCAGATTGCGTGAGGAGAAAATCCTCGCTGAGAAGCAAGACCCGTATCGTCACGGCTACGAGCCTTTTCACTGGAAGGCGGCTGATGACTTCTTGCAGCAGTACCAGGAAGTGTGCGTGCTAGGGGGCAATCGAGCCGGCAAGACCGAATGGGCGGCTAAGAGGGTGGTCGCTGCGATGGTCAACATCCCGAACGCCCGAGTCTGGTGCTTGCATACGACGAGCCAGTCCTCGATCCAGATGCAACAGAACGTCATCTGGAAGTACCTTCCGCCTGAGTTCAAGGGGCTGAAGAAGGGCCGAGTTACTAACATTCAGTACACACAGAAAAACGGCTTCTCTGACGGCACGTTCATCTTCCCGAACGGGAGTCAGTGCCACTTCATGAACTACGCTCAGGAAAGGCGGGTCATCGAAGGCGGCGAGTGCGATATCATCTGGTGCGACGAATTGGTGCCGCTGGACTGGGTGGAGACGCTGAGATACCGAGTCGTCACCCGTCGCGGTAAGCTCATCGTGACGTTCACCCCGGTGCAGGGGTACTCGAACGTCGTGAAGGAATACGTCTCTGGTTGCAAATACTTGGAGACTAAGCCTGCGGCCATTCTTGATCCTAAGCACCAGCACGTCCCTGGCGTCCCGCTAGGCCACATGCCGTATCGGGCGAAATCCCGAGGCAAGGACGCCGGCGTCGTCTGGTTTCACTCTGAGTTCAACCCTTATAACCCTTTCGACGAGCTCAGGAAGACCCTCGACGGTAAGACTGCTTACGAGCGAAAAATCCGAGCGTACGGCTGGGCTGATGGTCTAGCCGGGGCGCAATTCCCGAGGTTCGGGGACGCGAACATCCTGAAGGCTTCGGATATTCCGACTGAAGGCACGAACTTCATGGTCATCGACCCTGCGGGTGCGCGGAACTGGTTCATGCTCTGGCTGCGCGCCGTGGGGACAGGCGAGAACACTAAATGGTACATCTACAAGGAGTGGCCTGACAAGACCTACGGCGAGTGGGCGCTCCCGGACTCTAAGCTCGACGGCAAGGCTGGGGCGGCTCAGCGCGCGGGCGGTGGACGAGGCATCAACGAATACAAGGAGACGATTAGAGACGTCGAAGTCGATACGGTCATTTCCGAGCGCTTTATCGACCCGAGAGCCGGGGCTACCCAGGCGGCGGGCAAGGAGGGCGGGACTTCGCTCATTGAACTCCTAGAGACTGACCCTGACCCGATGTACTTCACGCCGGCGGCTGGGATTAAGATCGAGGAGGGCATCGCTATCATTAACGACGCGCTGGCGTACGACCAGAACCAGCCCGTCACGGTGCTCAACCAGCCGAAACTCTTTGTTTCCGAGGATTGCGATAACCTCATCTACTCACTGAGGGAGTGGACGGGGGCCGACGGGGAGAAGGGGGCGTCGAAAGACCCTATCGACTGCCTGAGATACCTCGTAGTCATGCAACCTGAGCAGGAAGACGAGGCAACCTGGAAGGCAACCCGTGGTGGTTCGTATTAATTTATGCCAAAAGACCCAAAAGACTATCCAATCGTGCTTTCGCGTTCGCTTGCCGAGGAAATGACGGGCATAGACGTACGAGAACTCGATAATCTTCGCAAGAAAGGTCTTGTCCGGTGTTTTAAGACCCTAGGTGGGCAATACCGCTTCCATAAGCTGTCCTTGATCCAATACATCGAGTCAAAATCCCACTACTTTACACAAATCAATGCAGAGCAAGTACAACAGGAACGATAAGCTCGTTTTTGCGAGCGATACGCCTGATATCCAAGAACTCCAGAGCGAGTTCG